TGGTGCTGTGGTAGTGCCTGGTCCTGGTAGTGGTCCTGGTGCTGTAGTGGTGCCTGGTCCTGGTGCTGTAGTAGTGCCTGGTCCTGGTGCTGTAGTAGTGCCTGGTCCTGGTGCTGTGGTGGTGCCAGAGGCAGGAGAAAAGGTGTTGATGGTGATATTGTTATTATTATTATTCGTGTTGGATGGAGAAGACGTGGTCTTGTAGGTGCCGAGTTCAGTTTTAATGAGATGGCCGATCTGGTTGGTGGTGTTTCCAATCGGGCTCAAGACCGCAGCGCAATTCGAGGCGGCCAGGCATTCATAGTAATTCCCGACAACGGTGGTCGAAGTGCCTACCGGCTTCACTGTGGGAATGGAAGAAGACGCAGGTGCGATCGCCGAGATGGTGAGACAATTCAGATTGCAGGGATTGAATCCATTCTTGTAGACGAGCATGGGGAGATAAGGCTGGATGCCGTAGGCAATCCATGAGATGTGTTTTGTATTGCAATACTGAAGGAACGTCTTGACGTAGGGAAGACTGCAATCAAAGGTTCCAAATGCGGTGGCGATGATCGGACCGTAGGCCTGCATACCCAGAAAATACTTGTCCCACCCACTCGATACCGTCTTCTTCTCTTTAAGCTGCGCGACGATCGAGGGTGTGCAATCACCGATATAGGTATTCTCAACATAGCCGGTCTGCACATCGACCTGGGTAGAGGGGGCTGCGTGACAGGGTGGGAGTTTGGTATGGTCCGAACTGTGAAAGGTCGAATTACAGGTATAGGTCTGCAATGCCGTGTTCTGATTCGCCGCGGGGAGATCAAAGGTGATGACGGGATCGGTCCCCGTCGAAAAGGGCTTGTGACTGGAGATGTTCGTCGTATTAAAAGCGGGGGATGTGTGATTCTGATAAAAATAGCAATAGGCGCTCTCATAGGGATCATTGACAGACTGGTCGCGAGAAAACCCTTTCGAGGCGGAATTCAGAGGCACATTCTCGTAGGCCTTGTATTTATTCAGGATCTGCGTCTTGACATTCGGATTATTCCCATAACTCGTCACCAGCCCACAGCACCCACTCAATTGAAAAGGATGGACACCAAACGCCAGATTCTTGGGGAACATCTGGAAAAATGGCAGATTCGTGCCAACCTTTGCACCCACCTGAATCGCGGTGCTGAAATCATACCCGCGATTCAGACCATTCACCACCACAATATTGGTAGTAGTGATTTTACGGATCTTGTCCAACAAGACATAAAAGAAAGTTTCCCATTTATTGTATTGATCGTTTTCGGGAATCTTGTAAAGCCCCGACGCCGAATCCATCTTGTAACTCTTCTGATCTTCCGCCGTATCTTTTGACGCATCATAGGGACGAAAGAAGGGCTCATTCACCAGCTCGAACCAGACACGACTGTCCGAGAGCATATCCCGAGCAATCGTTTCCCAGGCGGTAATCACATCGGGAAGCGGCTGCCCTGAAGAAATCGTCATGAGATCCTGGATGCTGTAGGACTGGTTCCCATAATTCTGGGTATTGGTCGGCGATCCGTTCGCCGTAAAGTTAAAGACACATCCAGAGGGGTAAGAAAAGACCGTGCTACCCTCGCTATTCTTGGCCGTCGCCCATACATGCCCATCAATCAGTGCTACAATATCCTGGCCAGTGATTTCGAGCACCACCGCCTTGATCAGATCCGCGTAATAAACCGAATTCGTCTCGCCCGCAAACTTGATCGTCACATTGCTCGATCGCGAATAGGCCGACAGGCAAATGGGGATGCGGATGATATTGACATTCCATTCGGTCTTGAGATGTGTGACCATGTTGCGGATAATATTCTGAAAGTTGGCGATGGTCTGGGTGCTGCTATCATTGGGATTGAAGAACGACAAGAGGATGTTGGTGATATCGATGGTCGGAGTCGAATATGCGGCAGTCGAAGGCAAATACTCTAATCCGGACACAGAGATGCCCCGAAGGATTTCACGAGATTTTTTTCCCGCCACTGTTTTTTGAAAATAATAGATGCCTTTGCTGGATGTTGTGGACCATGATGACATTTTTTTAGAAATAAAAGTTTTTATTATTGCAGAAATAATAAAAATTTTTTTACAAATCATTACATGTCAGAATATCTAAGACATGGTCGCTTCCTCTTGGCCGCGGAAATTGAGAATCAATTTGAGCAGGAGATCATCCGACAATTACCTCACAATTACAGAGCGGTTGATCTCGGTGGTTGTGACCATTCCCTGGCCTTGCGTATCATGAAAGATCGACCGGATGGAAGTATCGTATCCGTCGATCCTTTTCCCCAACATCCCGATGTCTTGCCGATGTCAGGGATGGAATTTCTTTCCATTCCGACCGTGGAATTGGATGCTATTATTTTTCGATATTCGATCCATCTGATTGATGAAAAAGAGGATCTGAATCTCTTGGTAGAACAATGTCTATCCATCGCCAAATCCATCTACATCCTGGGACTCTCACCACAATCTCGTTTCCCATGGTCAATGTCCATACAACATCGCTTTGAGACCTCTTGCAAGAATATCGATGCCCTCCCGGAGGCAAAGACATTTTGCATACCCATTAGCATCCATCTTGATGATTTTCGAACCCTGATTGCTTCGCGCTCATGGTCTTTTTTACAGGATGTTCCAGATTCTGAAATCGAGGATTGCCTGAAGAATATGGAATCAGAAAAGAACATAATGATCCATCTATACTACACCATGATTCAGATCAAAAGGTGAGGGGGATGGTCTTGACACAGCAATTATCAATATTGCCATAAAAGGAGACAAAGGTCTCGGACGTCAATTGGCGGGCATAGATGAAATTCTTGCCTCGGATATTGCGCTTTAGAATCGAGGGAGTGACGTTCCGGACATGCTTTCGATAATGATCCATAAAATCATCGATGGTGATGTGAGGCAGGAGCACGATGCCCTCCCAATCGCGCTTCTTACCCGCCATGTCCACCTCGAAATCCTTGGGATAATAGGCCATCAGAGGCGAATCCTGTCGCGACATGAGCTCATTCAATCCCTCCGGGACCAGGTCTGCGCTGCTGGAAGGCAGGACCACCATCAATTGTAAAAAGGGAGGGACCGGCTGGTTCAGTTCGAATTTGGGTGTCTTGTAGGTCTCGAGGACGCTGGCGAAATCCGAGAGAAAAGGGCCATACAGATAGGGGAAATACCAGAGCCAGTCCGGGATGCCCTGCTTATAATAATTCAGGATCCAGCACATGCCGTCCAGATAGGTGCTCACCAGCTTTTTCACTTCGATCCCGGGCAGATTCTTTTCATAATACTGTCGCTTAAAGGTCTCGAGATCCAGCTTGCCCTCCTTCATATTGCACAGGACCAGAGGATCCGGGAAGAAATTCGGCCGGCCGTCGTATTTCTTTTCCAGCATCTCCTTCTCCTTTTCTCCCAGCATCTTGAAGAATTCCATCAGCGCGATGTTTTTCAACGCCAGCCGCTTCTTTCCAGGCACCACCCGCGTCAGATGACCATTCTTCTGCCCCAATTCCCGGTATCGCTTCATCATGATGTCGATCCCTCCGTCGATAATCGCCATCGACGGCACCGTGGGTAGGAAATCATTCCCCACCAGGAAACACAAGACGATAAAATCATGAATACCATCTCTCTCACTAAAGGTAGAGGTGGGATGTGCCGTCGACCCACTGGGCCATCGCATGATCGTCAGGATTTCCTTCTTAAAAGAACGGACATCCACGAATTGCACCACACCCTCGTCCGCTTCTCGTGCAATCATGACCCGATCCACCGGAAGGATCATCCCCAACATGATGAGATCCGCATCCAGGCCATAGATGCAATATGAATCCGTGGTCGAGCCATGCTCGCGGATATACTGCATGATCTTGTGCTCGCCCTCCCCCGGCACTTTTTCATTGCTAAAGATAATCTCCAGATCCTTCCACTCTGGATGATAGCTGATCATGCTCCGCAGATACCAGTCGATATATTTGGTCAGATGATCCATGAGTTTTGTTCCCGGTGTAAAGGCGTTTGGATTAAAAGTCTGACTCGTCTCCTCCAGCGCCTTGGCGGTCCTGAATCGCCGCTGTCGCTGTTGATTCATCTTGCCTAATCCCGCCACACCGTCCACACACAATATTAATTTCTTGCGCGGCTTGCAAATCCTCCGACAATACTCAATCTTCTCACAGATCTCCTTGAAGAGATGGAGCATGGATCGGGGACGGACGGGCTTTGGACGGGAGAGGTAATGAACAGGAGGTGCATGGCTCCCATACTGAAAGACCTTTTGTGCCACGGGATGAAAGAGGCCATTGAGATCAAGGGCGAGAACATCGATCGGTTCTTGGGGTTGTCCAGAAAGACAACTTGAAAAGTTACGGCTATACCATAAATAAAAATGCTTGACGCCCATTCTGTTTTAATACTTCAACTAGATTCTTTTTTTCTAAAGGTGATTCATTGCTAATATCATTTTTTTTTTAATATATTTTATTGTATAAATATATAGACATACATCAACATGAAGATCGGTATATTGGGTAATGGCTTTGTGGGAAAAGCAACTCGAATTTTAGAAAACCCTGATTGTCAGGTTCTGGTCTACGACATTCGACCCGATGCGTGTGTGCCCCCCGGTCTCACCCTCGAAGAAATTGACAAGACGGCCGACATCCTTTTCCTCTGTCTGCCCACGCCGATGCGCCTGGATGGTGGATGCGACACTTCCATCCTCGACAGCGTCCTCGCCTCCCTGACCAATCCCTTTGTCGTGGTGAGGAGCACCGTGCCCGTTGGATTCAACGACGCCCGGCGTTGCTTCTTTATGCCCGAATTCCTGACTGAAAAGAACTGGGCCCAGGATTTCCGAGAGAATCCCCTCTGGATCTTTGGGATGCCCTCTGACAATCCCCTCTTTCGTGAGCGCATCGAAACCCTCTTTAATTCGGCATTCCATCATGACAAGATCCTCTCAAATAGAACGCGATTCATGACGAATAAAGAGGCCGAGATGGTCAAACTCTTCAAGAATGTCTTCCTGGCCACCAAGGTGTCGTTCTGTAACGAGATGTATGATCTCTGCCAACAATGCGGTATCGATTATGACACCGTCTGCGTCGCGGTAGCCGAGGATGAACGCATCGGTCGCACCCACCTGGCCGTGCCGGGATACGGCGGACGACGCGGCTTTGGTGGCACCTGCTTCCCCAAGGATAGCAATAATCTCTACCGACTCTGCCGCCAGCATTCCGTTCCGGCGCCCGTCCTCGGCGCGGTAATCCACCGCAACGAATACCAGGACAATCGTGAGAGAGAATGGCTCGGGGATGTCGGTCGCACCTTTAATTCCAAATTTGATGAGATCCTCCTCGTTGTCGGCGAGGCCGATGCCGAGATCCACTCTCATCTCGACTCCTCACCCCTTAACATCATCCTGCACATCAGCGATCATCCAGTGTCCACGATCCTCGACGCCACACGATACTTTTTCACACCCCTCCATTCTGATCCTCTTTTTTATCCCCATGTTCATCGCATCCTCTTTGTCTGCGAGGACAGCATCCAGCGATGCCAACTCCTTCTCCGCGTCCTGGAGCTCCAGCAACTCCACAACGCCTCGCTCACCCTCCACAATCAGGATTGCAGCCCCCTCGTCTCGGCCTTTGTCGGTAAATTATCATTATAACTATAATTACATTTTTTTCAAATACCGTTTGTCCTTCTTATAAAAGACGGCCTCTCGAATCTCCTGTCCCATCTTGTGGTAACTGACAAAAAGTCCCTCCCTTTTGCCCTTCTCGTATTCACCGGTCATAAAAAGCGTTCCATCCTCAAAGAAATAGCGGACGTCACCGTGGAGCACGCCGTTATCATAATTCAGGATCTTCCTGATATTGCCATTTGGATAATATTCTGTAAACTTTCCATGATAGTGTTTGCGATAAATATCCGCGGGATGTTGAGGAGAAAAGGTAGACGGAGAGAGGGAAAATTCCTGGTGCATCACACCAAGATAAAAAGTTTGGTAATGCCGTGTGTAAGGATTGAAACGCATGCATAGTTTATTCTGACGGTCGTAGCAGTAGCGATACTCTATTTGTTGAAGGTTGATGGCCATGAGATCGCGAGAGGTTCGATCAAACTCATAAATGTTTTGCAGTAAATCCGAAGTAATCATTCTCATTTTTGATAGACAATGTTGATTTTTCCACAATCATTTTTTTTTTCTGTAATGAAAAATGATTTTATGATGGATAGATAGAAAGAGAAAAGAAAAAAAATAATGTCAACACCAACCACACCACTCACAACCTACGATTACCGTAAACCACTTTACAACAACCCATGCTTTCGGGACAAGGTTCGTCAGATCTTATCGTTATCAGCTCTTAAGAGGAAGTATATCGATAAGATGACGGATGAGGAAGGGATGCGGCTCTACGAGCAGGTATTCACTCATTCCTCGGTCGATGAGACCAACTACGAATGGCTGGAGATTCTGGGAGATGCCACATTGAATAAATGTGTCGTCTGGTATATCAATCAGCGATTCCCCAAACTCCACAATGCGAACGGCGTCAAGGTCATCGCGCGTCTCAAGATCAACATGGTCAGCAAGACCCATTTCTCCGAGATCTCGGAACGACTCGGTTTCGCGCCTTTCATCCGCATCGACGAAGAAAACATCAAGGCCAACAAGGTAATAAGTATCAAGAGTCTTCTCGAAGATGTCCTGGAAGCCTTCTTTGGTGCCACCGAGATGATCATCGATCGCATCATCTCCCCAGGCGCTGGATACGGCATCTGTTTTCACCTATTCAAGAACATCATGGATCCGGTGCCCATCTCACTCAAGTATGAGGATCTCTACGATCCGATCACACGCCTCAAGGAGACGTTTGATATCTACCGCACCAATCTGTGGGGACAGGTCCGCTATGAGACGCACCGCCAGGAAACAGGAGGCCATCTTGTCTATGTCTATCAGAATGATCCACCGACCGGTCGACGAACGCTCCTCTCGTCCGCTCAGGCGAATACGCTGGATGAGGCGAAGCAGCAGGGCGCGATGAATGCCATTGAAATGCTGGCCAAGAAGGGCTATCGCCGTCCGGTTCCGGAATACTATAGCCAGATAGCCTGATTTCCCATGTAATTATTATTTTTTCTTTTTCAATCAATAAAAAAAGAAAGATATGAGTCATTTGCGCTCGCTGCAAACGCTTTTGAGAAATAATAAAAAGATTCGGCAAAGAAAGCTTGATCGATTGCGTGTCCTGATTCAAGCCATCGATCAATTCAATATAGATAAGAAATTAGATCCTCTAGTCGATCAATTGGTCCTTACCTTTGAGGCCTGGTATGAGGAAGAGATCCCAACGCTGGAAGAATTGGCTGAGGACAAGAAATTACGTGTGCGATTCAAGCAAAAGATCGAAGAATTCATGTTGGATCTAGAAGAGTCGTCGGTGCGCCCCTTCTGGAGAAATAGGATAAAGATGATACTGGAGCTGCTCTTATTGCCCACTCAGCCTTCTCTGTGGAGCCGGGTCAAATCCTTCTTTACACGATCCTAGTATATATATTATTTATTATATTGTATACCATGCATAAATGGTGGTGATGGTCATATTTACAGCTGCCGTTGGATTCGTGGTAGGACTAGAATTTGCAGCACATGTTGCATTAATCGTAGAGGTAAACGAGTTCGTATTGTTGAGTGTTGCAGTATTTCCATTCGAGGAAAAACTACCGGGAAGCTGACTGGTGGTAAGCGGTTGATTTAGTATTGAATTTCTTGATGATAGTGATTGTCCATCGATGACGATCTCATTAGATTGGTATGGACAATTTTCATATTCCCATCCACCGTTATAATATTCGTATTTATAAACAGCAGAATTACCATAGGACGAGACTAAATACATCACTCCCAATGTATACGACGTTGATTGAGGTAAAGTTATTGTATATGTTGAAGGAAAGAGAGAAGGAGAAGAGGTGGAAGCGATTGACGATGGGGAAGAAGTCGTATTGGAATAATTTTCTCGTTCGAGACGATCCGCAATGTAATTGCTGATAAACATTTTTTATTTAAGGATAAAAAATTTCTATTTATTTATTTATTTCTTCTCATTTGTAATATACTGTAAAAAATTGTGGATACAGGTTCGTGTGGCCGTCTCTGAATCAATCTCAAAAGGGGTAGAGAGATGAAAGGGGAGGAGACGAGGATTGGAGGTCATGCTGTGGATGGGAAAATCATTGACGAGGAGGG